TTACCAAGGCTTAAAAAGAGTATAAAGAAAACGCATAAAAGCACCAAATGTAGAAAGGACAAGAAGAAAAAAACAGATATAAGGCAAAGGTTGATCAGGAGAAAAACCAGACATTAACTGATTAAAAAGCTCAGCCATCGTAACACCTCATTAATTACGCCAATCCGGGAAGAATATCCGAAATACCAAAGATACCCCAAGTAAAAGACAAATAAGACAAAGAACAGGAAAAAAAGTATCAAAAAGACCTTGAAAAAACGCCTGAAAACCTTCCTGCCACGTTTCCAAATCCGTTTTCCAAGTCTGCATAAATTCAAAAATATCCTTGAGAGTATTATAAATCTGACGTCCATAATCCATTATATCACCTTTTCAGCACAATACCGCGAATAGCAACAATGAGAAGGCACACAGCAAGCAATACAGAAAACAAAGAAACACCCTGGATGACTTCCAATCCACGAAGTAAAGCCCAAAAATCGTTAAGAAAAGAAGGAAGCCAGCTAAACATAGTGGGATTATCATACATCATGTATTCCTCCCGACCAGCAAAAGTATTACAGAAAGAGATATACCAAGACCAGCAAAAGCAAGTAACGGCGCCGGAAGATACCCCAACACCAAAGTTAAATAAGAGACAAAATCAAGAGCAAGTGCAACCAACTGCACAATGCCCATAATCAAATTAAGAAGCAGCCGAAATACAGAGACAATAGCGTCAGAGATACCGGAAAGGAATTCTAGCATCTAAAACGCCTCCTAATCATCATTGCGCCTATTACGCGACACACGAACAGCAGCCATAGCACCACGTCCAATAGAAAGCATTGCAATACCCAGCATCAAAGAAAGGATTATAATTTGTGTAGGTGAATTATTCCAAATCTGCATGAAGATTCCAGAAACATAAGACAGCCCCCCAGCAGCTTCCGACCAATCATCCAAATTAAAAGTCAAATCGCCCTTATAAGAATTAATGTTGGACCAGAGCTGATCCTCCTGCTGCTGCTGCTGCTGACCGGCATTATCAACGTCATCAACAAGGCCTGATTGATCAGGATTAATAGCTTCACCAGCAATAAAGTCATCATCAGCAGGAACAACAGCACCATAAAAAACAGCATTGGAAATAGTAACATTTCCATAATTAAAATAAATAGTATTACATGCAAAAGGCTGCTTTACAGTAACCATAGTTACAGTATAGTTATAACCGTTAGATGCAAAAGTAGCATAAGACTTAATAGAGTAATAAGAAGAATCTACACCTTCAAAAGAAATACTAGAAACATATGCATTATCAGTGATAGAAGAAATAAAAAAATACTGACCAGGAGAAAGAAACAAAGAAACAATACGATCGTCATCACCTGTAACTAGATTAAAAAATCCTATACTCGCATCTCCACCAGAAGAACTCCATCTAAAAAGACCATTAGTATCAGGAGAAGCGGAACCATGAGGAACATAAGCATGAGAAAAATACCGTTTATCAAAATATAAATAAGCGTCATCGCCCAAAAAATCAGGAGCACCAGAAGACTCACCCAAAGCATCAAGAATCTGATCCAACTTAGAATTTAAATCGCCCATACCAATAGATTGAGAATCATAAAAAATCATATTCCCAAAAGTAAGAGTAAAATTGGTAAGCAAAGTTACATCCTGCAAAGAATCAGCAGGAGCAGGAATTCCAGTAATAGACCCACGATACCAGGTATAATTACAAGCATAAGTTAAAGTAATAGAAAGATTGCCATTATAATTCGAATTAAAATAAATGCGTATACGATTACCGTCCAGAGAACAATCAATAGTAGGATCCGAAGCAGAAACAGATATTAACTCAATTTGACCATAATAATCAGCACTAGCAACAGAAATAGAAGCGCCCTTATTATTATAAAAATTATGATAATTTGCCCAAGACCAAGTTATATCAATATAAGCAGCCGTACCATAGCTACGATTAACACCATTATAAGTAACAGTATCAGTAAAAGTAAAAGTAGAAGGCACAGAAAAACCAGCATAAACATCATGCTGAGCCGCAGAAGCACCACAAACAAAGAAAAAGCTGGCAGTGACCATTATAAATAAGGACACTACCAGCTTTTTCATGCCAAACACCCCTTATTGAATTTCGGAAGCAGGAACAAGAGCAAGACGACCGAAGCGAGTAACAACAGCCAGTTCGATAGGATCGCCAGGTACATAATCATCCCGACAAGAAATCTCCGTTGCACTGCCATCATCGAGAGACACCCAAACACGGCAGAACCGGAAAGGCTGACCATCAGATTTACGTTTACCCTGTTGCACCTGGGCCGCTAGTACGGTGCTAGTCATATAAAAGGCCCCCTTTCTATGTTATGAATAAATTGTAACATAGATAGGGGGGGGTGGGCAATATACAAAATACACAAATTTAGAAGGGGTCTTTTTGGAATCCTTTTTCAAGAGCATTAATTTTAGAGCGCAACACCTCATTTTCCGCAGATACTGCCGCAAATTCTTGCTTTAGGGTTTCACGACGGTCATAAATCCGAGATTTTATGTAATTAGAAATACACATTGTACATGAATCATCAAGCATAGCCGCCCAGTCAGAATTATACTCGTCACAATAATCATAAAATTGAGCAAAGCTATAAATCTCATTATCACGTATGTACTTACGCATAGCCGCTAAATCATAATGCCGCACAGTAGCAGACTTTTGCATAGCTGAATCTAGATCAGCACAACCAAGAGAAATAATATCCTTTACATCATACTGAAATTTTTCGGGATTATCTGCATGAATGAGATAGCGAACAGCACCGCGCAAATGGTCAATGCGCTGAGGGATAGTACCATGCAATTGACCTTGTGAAATTTCAAGAATCTGGTCAAAAGACTTATTACCATCAAACATAAGGATAATATGATAATGCGGCTTTTTAGGTTCACCATCTGCATTTTTATCCTTATCATGCAAGGGGGAAACGAAAATGGGGAGATGCATCTCATCGAGAAGCGCAAGCCAATTATCGGGGAGGGATTCAGGATACACCACAAACCACCAGTTTCGGCCGCGCTTGTCTTTACGTACTGCCAACCCAGAAACACCTACCTTACCTAAGTTTTCAACAATGGACAATGGACAATGGACGCCCCTGGGGGTGTCGTAGTACCCCCAGGGGCCAAAGCCCCAGATTTTAGGTTGACAGGTGTTAATTTTATGGTAGAATGAAATTAAACAGCATACCCATCAACCCGCCGACCTGCTACCAACAGGCGGCATTTTTTTTGCCAATAAAGGGAAAAAGCCAGAGGCCAGGCAAGGCCGGTGACCTGCGCCGCACAAAGCAGCTGCCAAGATCAGGCACCGGCCCGACTGGCCGATCTGGGGCTTACGCCCCAGACCCTCAAAGGAATTCAGGATGGTTAGCTATATATTTATCAACCGCTTCAAGATGACCACCAGTACCACGAATTTTAAGTTCCATTTCATTAATAGCTGCACGAATAAGAGAGGAATTATTAGAATGATAATAATAACGAAGGATTTCGAGATTAGCCAGCGTGGCATCATCAACAGTGATAGTAATTTTTTTCATATCAACACCCCGCATCATCAAGAATATCAAGAATTTCACAAATGCGATCAACCTCATCATCAGAAAGATCATACTCAAGCTTAAGTTCATCACGATCAGAAGAGCGCCAACCACCATCATACAAAGATACAGACGAAAGTTGATAATCCATAAATAAACCTCCTTTAATGATAATAATAACGAAGGATTTCGAGATTAGCCAGCGTGGCATCATCAACAGTGATAGTAATTTTTTTCATAATTCAACCCTCCAACTCGCGACGACCAGCATAATAAACATTCCAAATAGAATCAATATAATCAACAGTTCCAAAATCAAAAGAAAAATAAGATTCGAGCAAATCAGGCCGATCAATAATAGAACAAATAGCACGAATGCACTGGGTAACAGTACCCCACTTATGAGAAAAAACCTTCACACGGAGAGTATCAAGCCAATAAGATAAAGGAAGATCATTATAAAGTTTCATAAATACAACCACCTTTCTTTGTTGTACCCACAGTATACCATACTTATACATACTTGTCAATATAAATAAATACCAATAAATACTCGTGCTTTTTGTGCAATATGCTAAATACAGTCTAAAAAATTTTCGCCGCTTCGCGGCGGTTTATTTTGGAGTGCTTCCAAAAAAGTCCTCTATACTCTGATTCATGCTTTCTTCAATTTCTTGCTGCGTTGGCATTTCCTCAGAATCCCAGTACTTTTCTAACTTTTTAAGTTTACGCTTACCAAAAGCACAAGCAACAGAAAGATGAACATTCTCGCAAAAATCTTTCACAAGATGGATCCACACAAAACCACGGGAAGGAAGAGGAGCACCAGAATCACAAACAGGATAAGGCGTTTTAGGCTGGGGAAGGCGCTGGACCTGGAAACTATCAAAGACACCGGCATAACGAGGAATAAGAGTACACAAACGGCTACCAGCCCAGCAAAACAAAATGCTATCAAAGGAAAGTTCTTCTGTTATTTTAGCTTCTGCATCACCAATAGGCTTTGTTAGGGTGATTTTTCGAAGAATACGCCTGCCATATGCAAAAATACGGAAACGACACTCCACAAGGTACATATCATCGCACAAATCACGAATCTTTTTATCAATATCAAAAGTCTGCGAAGCAAGATAAACCCTTACACGGTGATGACGTTGCAATTTAAACCAATCGCGCACCTCCGGCTTAAAATTTTTAAAATGCCGATTATCCCAAATCATACCAGCTTCGTCTACAATAAGAACACTTTCGGGAGGAATGTCAAAAAAACCAATGTCAGATTCCTTGATTAAGTGTGCTCCAGGAAGCGGAATATTCGCATAAACCTCTTTTCCAGCTTTTTTAGCTTCCAAAGCCAAACGCGTCAATGTTGTAGACTTGCCAGATCCTTTTTTACCAAAGATCATAGTTAAACGATAAGGATTTTTATACTTCAAAGTAGCAATATTCAAGAAAAAGATAAAAAATAAAACAAGAACAACAATAAAAATCAAAAAGTTCCACAT